ATATAAATGTAAAAGTCCTCCAATATGTAATTTTTGTGATTCAATAACCTGTCAAACTAGAAAATTTGGAATAGGCAAAGGGAATTTAATGCCAGAACTAACAAACTTGAGAAAATATACTTCTGAACCTCCTTTATGGTTTTTAGATGTTAATGGTAAAACTGTGGAAGTTGATACTGATACTTTATACAAATTTGATGACTTTTCAAAAGCATGTATGGGACAGATTAGCATTCTTTTACCTCATATCGGACAAACCATATGGAAAAAGAATTTATCAGAATTATTTCCTAAAACAGACGATGATGAAGAATTTTTTATACAAGCTCCTGAAAGTTTAAAACCTGAAAACATATTAAGAGAACATTTAGAGGATTTTATAACAGATTCATACAAAGGAGAAAAATTAGAACATATCTGTAATGGATCCGCTTTTTCTGAAGATGGTACAAGCTATTTTAAATTTAAAGATTTTTGGAAATTTTTAAAAAATACAAACGAATGGGCAATAAAAAGAAATGTTACAGTTCGTTTATTGAAGAAAAAATTTAGCGCAGTAGAAGATAAAGTTTACCCTAAAGTAAATGACAAAATGATTGAAATTAGAGTCTTTAGGATGCCGGAACCTGTAGCGAAAGAAATTGATAATAAGGCTCCAGAAATAGAGAAAGCTAAATGGCAGAAGAAGTAAAAAGAACAAAAATTCCCGGTCCTCCAGGAACCGGGAAAACTTATCGTTTGATTGAAGGACCAAACAGTTATCTTAGAAAAGAATTACGACAAGGCACACACCCATCAAAAATAGCTTACTTGACTTTTGGAAAAGACCCTACGCGAGAAGTACAAAGAAAACTAGCAAACATTGCAGAAGAGTTTCCTCAATACAGTAATCTGGAAAAATCTTTTCCTTTCTTTTCTACCATGCATGCTATGGGAAAAAGAAGCAATAAAAAATTTCAAGGAAATACTTTATTAACTGGAAACGAATGGAACGGATTCAAAAAATATATATGTAAAAGTCAAGGCAGTCAATATTTTGCCAAATTTCCTTATGATGAAAAAGAAAATGACGACGGAGTCATGACTTTCGGGAATCAATATTTAAAAGCTGTTAATCTTTCTAGATGTAGAAAAATAAAACTCCGCCAACAGCATAAAGAAATGCTGATAGAACATCCTAATTTTAAATACTCTAAGCTAGAAATTTTTAACAATCACTTAATTCAATATAAAAAAGACCGCGGAATGTTAGATTTTACTGATATGATCGATCTATTTAAGAAAGATAAAATGATGAACAATTTAAACTTAGACGTAATCTTCTTAGATGAAGCGCAGGACTTAAATCCTCTACAATGGGAAATGTTTTTTTACATAGAGGAAAATTGTAAACGATCTTACATTGCAGGAGACGATGATCAAACTATTTTTAAATTTCAAGGCGCAGATCCCACTCCTTTTATTAATTTAAAAGGATTCATCGACGATAAGGAAACTACACTTTCATGGAGAGTGCCTAGAAAAATTTTTGATCAAGCAAAAAGAATATTAAACTGTATAACAACAAGAATGCCTAAAAAATGGGAGCCAAAGGGAGAAGAAGGAGACTTTATAACTAACCAATTGTTTCATAATCTAGATTACAGCAAGGGACAATGGTTTTTATTATTTCGATGGAAAAAAGATAATTTAATAGTTAAAAAAGTCAAAGAACATTTTTACAGAAAAAACATTTACTTTGATAAGGGTAATAGTCTTCTACAACCAAAATTAGTACGAGCGTTAACTGTGTGGAAAAAATTAAATAATAAAGAAGCGATACGCAGTGGAGAAATTGTTGATATTTGGGAATACATGAGTGGTAAGAAAATCAAGCCCAAAGGTAAAAATTTAGAAAAATTAAAAAAAGCAAAAAACGAGCAGCTTACTTTAGAAGAATTAATGGCTGAATATGGTATATTATGTAGAGGCAAGTGGCAAGATTGTTTTGATCTCATAAAAGATTTGGGGCAAATTAGTTATATTGAGAACGTAGAAAAAGATTTAAATCCAAAAGAAAAAACAAGAGTTAGAATAAGAACTATTCACGGAGCCAAAGGAGATGAAGCAGAAAATGTTGTCATTTTTCCGGATATGCCGAGACCCGCCTGGAAAAGTGCAAAAAGAGACTCGGACACAGAACATCGGATGTGGTTTGTCGCTGTAACTAGAGCAAAACAAAAAGTATATTGGTTAAATCCTGAAACCGAACATTATTATAGAATTGGACAAAAGAGGATAGTATGAGTGTATGGAAAAAACAAGTTGGAGGAAAGCACTATATCAAATATAAAATTCAGCCAAGCAAGTTTGTGGTAGAGAATAAATTGCTTTATCCTGAAGGAAATGTTATTAAATACATCTTAAGACATCACGCTAAAGGAGGAAAGGAAGATTTAGAGAAAGCAAAGCATTTTATTGATATGATTATTGAAAGAGATTATACAAAATGATGTTCGAGGCTCAAACTGAATGGATAGCCCCTGACAATTTTCCAGACCTGAGTGGATATAAACTCATAGCCATAGACTTAGAAACAAGAGATCCCGATCTAAAATCTAAAGGATCCGGTGCTGTTATAGGTAATGGAGAAATTATTGGAGTTGCCGTAGCAGTGGATGGTTGGTGTAAATACTATCCTTTTGGACATGAAGGCGGTGGCAATCTAGACAAAAAGAAAATTTTAAAGTGGGTCTCTGACGTTTGCGCAACTAAAGCGACTAAGATATTTCATAATGCCATGTACGATATCTGCTGGCTTCGTTCCTATGGAATAAAAATTAATGGGCATATTGTAGATACTATGGTCATGGCCTCTCTAGTCGACGAAAACAGGATGCGTTACACTTTGAACGCATTAAGTTGGGAATATTTAGGAGAAAGAAAAAATGAATCGACTTTATTTGAAGTTGCAAAAAATTGGGGCATAGATGCTAAAGCAGAATTATATAAATTACCAGCAATATATGTAGGTGAATACGCAGAAAAAGATGCTTACTTAACATTAAATTTATTCAAACGGCTATCAACCGAAATTAAAAAAGAAAATTTAACAGAAATATTTGATTTAGAAACTCAGCTCTTTCCTTGCTTAGTAGACATGCGATTCAAGGGCGTCCGCGTAGATGCCGAAAAAGCTCACCAATTGAAAAAAAAATTACTAGGACAAGAAAAAGAGTTGCTGCTAGAAATAAAAAAAGAAACGCAAATAGATGCCCAAATATGGGCAGCACGATCGATTGCCAAAGTTTTTGACAAATTAAAATTACCATACGAAAGAACTGTAAAAACAGATGCACCCTCTTTCACTAAAAATTTTTTGCAAGAGCATTCTCATCCTGTAGTTAATAAAATAGCAAAAGCCAGAGAAATAAACAAGGCACATACCACCTTTCTTGATACAATTTTAAGATACGAACACAAAGGCAGAATCCACGCAGATATTAATCAGATACGTTCTGATCAAGGAGGAACTGTCACTGGAAGATTTTCATATTCTAATCCAAACTTACAACAAATTCCTGCACGCAATAAGGACCTTGGGCCAATGATTCGATCCCTATTCATCCCTGAGGATGGTTGTGTGTGGGGATGCTTTGATTACAATCAACAAGAACCAAGACTTGTAGTACATTTTGCAGCGACCACTGCTAGTATAAAGGAAGACGCCTCTGTAAAAGAAATTGTAAATAATTATTCTAATAGTAATATTGATTTCCATAAAACCGTTGCTGATATGGCGGGCATTAGTAGACTTCAGGCAAAGACTATTAATCTTGGATTATTTTATGGAATGGGTAAAGCCAAACTACAAGCAGAGTTAGGTTTAAGCACAAAACAAGAAGCTGAAAAATTATTCAACCAATATCATGAACGAGTTCCCTTCGTTAGAGATCTTATGAACGAAACATCAAGGTGGGCTTCAAGAGAAGGAGAAATTAGAACTCTCCTAGGAAGAGGTTGTAGATTTAATAAATGGGAACCGGCCCAATTTGGCATGCACACACCTATGACATGGGAAGATGCAATGAAAAAATATGGTGAAAACAGAATTAGAAGAGCCTTTACTTACAAAGCTTTAAACAAATTAATACAAGGATCTGCAGCAGATATGACTAAAAAATCGATGCTGGATTTATATAAAGAAGGTATTATAGCTCATATACAGATTCACGATGAACTGGATATTTCTGTAGAATCTGATAAGAAAGCTAAACGAATAATTGAAATAATGGAAGCTGCAGTTGACCTGGAAGTGCCTAATAAAGTAGACTACGAATCCGGGAAAACTTGGGGCAACATTTACGATTAGGAGGAAATATGGAAACAATTAAGCAAATCTGGAAAGATCACAGAAAAGTTGTGATTGGAGCCGGCGTCGTTGTTGTTATACTAATTATAGCAGCACTTTAATAATCATATCACAATAGGACTTTATGCTGAATGGCATACTTAAACGCGAATATTCCTGCAACCTACGCGCAGGTCAGGAGAGAGTATCTTTATGACCTTTCCGGACACGTGGGAGAAGCTGAAGACTGTATCATCTTTGGTATGGCATCGATTTCAGGGAAGGCTATACTCTTTCATGCAGTTATGGAAAATGGTGCTATCTTCTATCGTTTACCGATTAGTGCCTTCATACAAAGAAGCTTTGATGTACAAAAAGTTCCTAGGATGCGACTTGATGAGCTGGAGCTATGGAATTGCTTTAGTTACTATCCTAGTATTGTCACTTATGATATCCTTTTAGGACAGTCTGGAAAATATATAGGTAAAGATAAAAAATGGTATAAGGGAACCTATCTTTTTACAGTTGACTGGGCCCACCCAGAGAGTAATATAGTCGATACGGATCATTCCGAAATTCCGCACGAACATAAGTGCGCACACATACTAGCCCTTGAAAACGGCAACTATGCGGCTCAGCCAAACAATAGATTAATATGGAG